ACCTTGTTTGGACGGTGAGCCATGTCGAGACCTACACGCTTCGCCTCCACGCCATACTTGGCCTGGAGAGCTTCCAATTCCTCAGGAGTCTCGATGCGCCCCTCATGCATCAGCCAACTCTGCTGACCACCTGGAAGCTTCGGATTGCTCCAGTCGCGGATGATGGTCCAAAAATGATTCTCCTGCACATCGACCGTCATGATCGGAATCCGATCAGTGGGAAGATCTGAGGTAGTGTAGATCACCGTATTAATCGGATCGTCATCGACAGAACGCTCGTCGTCGTAAGGCTCCGCCAGTGTTGAGTTAATGAACGCCTGCCGCCGAGTGAGGCTCGTTTTGCTCTGGATCCACTTCACGGCCAATAGACCCCAGTTACACTCCTTCAGCGGCGCGTAGAGACTGTTCAAATGGTAGCTCCTGCGGCCAATAAGTGAGTTAGGATTCGTCGGGATCCATTCACCACCAGCCAACAACATTTCCTTTTGATGGTCGTAGATCTTCCCTTCGCACTCCTGGCAGCGGTAGTAGGTATTTTTACGCACCTTCTCCTCATCCCAGTCCCCGTTTGTTTTACTCTCCGAGGCATCGTGCTCCCACCACCTTACCTGACCCCACTTGAGTTGAATTTTCTTTCCGCAGTTAGGATGAGGACAGGGGACGAAGAAGTACCGCTGATCCCCCCGGAGAAATTCCTGCCAAATATCGCCATGAACCGTGGTGGGCGTACTGGTCTTAACCCTAAGTGGGTAGGGGAAGGTTTTAGAGCGCTCTTCGGCGTTCTGGAGTGCCCCTGCCTCCTTTTCCGTCTTCTGCCCCAGTTTGTCAGTTTCATCGACTAGAAGCAGCCCTGCGGGACGGGAGGACACGTTGGCCGGGGAGTTGGATCCAACAAAATTCAGGATCGCTCGGGAAAAATGTTGCTCCAGTGTGGCAAAAAGCTTCCGATCGGTTGATTTCTGCTTCTGAAGCGGATCAATCGAATCAATGAAGGGGATCCAGCGGGATTTAGAAAACGACGATGCCAGGTCAGTGTTTGGCATCACCCACAGCGCGTTCATGGGATCGTTACAGAGTTTCCAGGCCGCCCCACCGATCACGATTGTGGTTTTCCCTGTCTGAGTACCAAAACAGAGCGCCAGATCCGTAATGCGTTTATCCCGGAAGCAATCAAGCGGTTCCCTCATGTAGGGCCGCGAAGTCGTCCTAAACTGCCCCGGCGAGGAACTTTGCGTCTCGGTCAGGTAGGCATGATCCTCCAAGAACTGCCATACAGGCCGACTCGGCGTAGGAGCCAAGACATGCCACATGGCCTTTTCAACGGCCTGGAGCGCCTCTGGCGCGTCACATTGCCTTGGCATACTCCTTCTGCCCTTCTTCAATGGCAGCCTCTATTTCCAACCTTATAGCCTCTTCGGCGAGAACATCGTCTTGAGGGTTGGCTTTTTGGGCAGCATTGCGTGGGCACGCGCGGAGTCGCATCAGGAAAGGAACCCAGACACGGGTAATGATTTGTTGGGCAGCGGGGAGAGAAATGAGTTGGCCGCGCTTCTCAAGAAGCTCCAGAACACGCTTTTCAGTGTCCATGCGGTTGTTTTGAGCCTTGTTGTAGGCATTGATAGCGGTGACAAGCTTGCCAGGATCGTTACTCAGGCGCTCAACCTCCTCAGCACACTGGCGTTCGATCGCAATCGCCTGGTCGAGACTTCGCTCAATCGTATCAACCTTAACCTTCTTTCTGGCTTTAGGTGGCGGCCACACTGGTCCAGACGGTTGTATTTCCTCGTTCTCTGTCCCGGCACCCTCAGTGGGTGGATTGTTCGATTTTTTTGACCGGTATCCGACTCCATGACGGGAGTTGGCGATGCGCCACTCTGTTGCGGTCTTAATCAGCTCCTCAACAGAGGAGTCTTCGGGGATCTGGATCGGACAGCCCTTTTTTCCCAATTTATAGACGTAGGCTCGGGAAGTTCCCCAGGCAGCCGCGATCTGATTGACGATTCCAGTGTCCACACACCCATGTGTAACCTGTCAACTTATTGGAAACTTACAGGAGAACATGAATGTACCCTTCGGGAAACCTCTTAAAAACCTGTAAAAAAGAGATTCCTTTAACCACCGTGGTGGTAACATTTCTATTTGGTGACACGCGACGAGGTTCAAATCACACCCTTCCCATAACCCCTCCTCGTTGCAAAGCGATGGAGATCACCGCCTTGGTTGGTGTCTCGACATGGTAGCATGGGTCATCATGGGTTAAATGAGCGACTGTATATTATTTTGCCCTTAAATTCATTTCTTTGGATTTTTTTATATGCACCGTTTAACCCCCGATGACCCCTAATGACCAATCCAGAGCAATCACAAGAGGCGCAAAACCAACGAATTGCAAAGGACAAGGTTGCCCGTTTCTCGTAATCGTACCCCCGATGACCCATTCCGATTGCGCAAAATCCTCGCATCCATTGACTTATCTTAGAGCAAAAAGGCGAATTACCTAAAAAAAGCGACCAAAAACCAATGGGTTGCAGGGAAATCGACCCTACAACCCATATTTTCATTTCAAAATGAACCAACCAGACTACTCGCAGGTGCCAGCCTCTTGCGTGATAAAATACCGCTTGTTTTTCCCCTGTTTAGTCGTTCCGAACATCACCTTCTTGCCGTTTATTACATAGCTTCGTGGTACGCCAGTAACATCTATATTCGGCGCATAGCGCCCCAGGGTAAGGCCGAAGCGGCTGCGAGCCTTGGCCGTGAGTACGAAATCCCCATCAGACCTCCGGCCGTCCATCATATACTCGAACACATCATTGTCATTGGCAGCGTTCACGACAGACTGAAACGTGAACTCCTGGTGATCATGGATCGCAAGCTCACAGAGAGCCGTGATCAGATTGCGGATATTGCGCATCTCAGAGCCTCCGGCCGTGTCAGAAGGGGCATGTTCGAGACAATTCCCGAAGCCTGCAAACGACACAATACCCCCCAACAACTCACCCCATCGCTCAAATCCCAGCCTTGGCTTGATCCCCAGCGACGAGGCATCCGGACGACCCGCTGCATCCCACGCCCGAACCACACCCCAAAGAGCAGAGAGAATATCGACGCGATTCTCCCGCTCGATCAGCCAAGTATCATCGATCACGAACGAAGGCGACCGTTCCTGAACATCACCCTCTGGAACAAACAGATCACAGCGCAGCGTGCGGTGTTCCAGATCGGGTGATAGAGTGCAGTCATTGCCAGTGACAAAGAGCGTCATCCGATTGGGAGCGGTGAACATCTCCGTCTTTCCGAGAATACGCCCAGTCCACGAGGGAGCGGTCATGATCGCCTCCAGCGTCTGCGAGGCAAGATAGCCTCGCACATTATCGAAGCAAATATAGGTACAGCCCGAGAGCGCGGCCGAGTCGATCACCTTATTGAGTTCCTCCTCATTCCCCTTCCAGGTCGAGGGCATAAAAATCCCGTGAATTGGCGTAATGGCGATCTTGGCCAGGAGAGACTTACCAGAGCGTTGAGAATTGGCATTATAAATAATGCCCATACGGGAGGCACCGGCTGGGAACATCGAGACACAGAACTGCGACAGCATTGCGGCCACCTGGACCGCCATCGACCGGGAAGTACCATCCTCCTTGCGATCGGCGAAGGGAAACTCTGATAGCAAGCGGCGGAGATAGAGAGTTGAGGCGGGAAGATCCCACTCGTGATAAGGGCAAGTGATCATAAAAAAATCGAAGAGACAAACAAAAGGTGAAAGGAAAACAGATTAGTGAAGGACAAAGTAATACAGATAAACCGCAAGTACGCCGCAAGCGGCCGCACAAGGCGACTCACCCGTCTGGAGAGAATCGGATCGCCTGCTCTCTGAAAAAATCAGCGATCACCTTCCTGGCAGGAAGGCCAATCTGATCGATCATCTCCGGAGAGAATCCCTTGAGAACAGCGGCGAAGTTATTGATACACACGACGCCCTGACGGGATCCGACAGGCTCCTCAGCCAGAATGGATGCGATGATCGCCGCGCAGATATCCACCTCGATCTCGGTTTCTACACTGACAAATTTAGGTATTTTCATCTTAAGAAATCAGAGAGAAGACAGAGAGTTGAGCTTTTCGCGAACAGCGCGACCCTCTGCGGCTAGTGCCTCATGGCGCTCTATATTACCCGCAAGATCCTCACACGCAGGACAGCAAGGAGCGAGTAACCGATCTTCAAGGGAATTAGACCGCCAACACCTCTGACCACAGCACACGCAAGTATAGCGACGAGATGGCAAAGGGCGCAAATCCTCGCGATTTACAGCAAAATTATACAGAGTAGGCTCATCGAGCAGCACTCTGGCAAGGTAAGGTTTTTCATACACCAAAGATGGACCCAGAATCCTCAGAAACCCTCCCTTCTGTACTACCGGCTCCCCCACTAACGAGCTCGCCAGATGAATATCACGAGCAGCAACCGCAATATCCCCATACATCCAGTCGATCTCCTGATTTTGCTCTAGCACCTCAGCCAGCCCATCGACATGAGCGACCTCATGAGAGAACGGCCCGGGCTGCATCCCTTCAGGGAGTGAAACTGCAGGTGCGGCGGACTGCGCATTCAGGGAGCAAATCCAATCGAATATTTTAACCAGAATCTCCCGATCCCCGTCATTCAGCCTCCTGAAACTATCGCCTGCCATGACCCGCGAGAACTGAAACTGGCATACACCAGCTTCATCTTTTAAGTGTTGCATCCAATCAGGTTGATCTTCTGCCCACGACAGGATGGCACGGCCCATGCGATCCATGCCGTCGAACCAGCAGGCGTCCGCAACCTTGAATACCCTCTCGTCCGTCGGATCATATCCATCTGGAGGATTTCCACCATCCGAAGTGATTTTATCCCTGCAATCACGAACTGCTTTTTCGAGATCCTTATAAGTGATAGTGATCATCTCCCTCCTCCTTTTTTTGGTTGATTAATAGTCATGCCGAGCTCCTGAGCGTGAATTAGAATCTTCTGCTTCTCCTCGGGAGAGTATTGATCACTGATAATGATCGTGTCAGGTGGAGCACATTCGGTTCTGACGATCAGTACCGAGAGCATCTTCTCTAGATCCTCCCTAGAGAGAGACTTCCCAGCGGAGCGCCCCCAAAGTACGAATTGCCCGCTCATAACCCTGCCTCCTTCTTTAATTGACTGAGCTTTTCGAGTTCTGCACTCCATTCTAAGCAGCGATCAGAGAGAGGCAACCCAATCTCTTTCAACTCCTCAGCAACGGCGACAGCCCGCTTCAGTTGCCCCTCCAGCGCCAGGATGGCATTATCAGCCATCCATGAACTACGGCATCGGCTCCGGAGATTCTCAAGCTCCTCATAATCTCGGCGATAGCGATCCTCCAGCATCCGATCGATCCAAGTCTTCTTACGGCCGCCAATCTGTAGGGCAAGCCACAGGCCATAAGTCAGCTTCACGAAGATCCCGAGCGGCCAGGCGACCATGACATTCTCCCTGGTGGCATAATCGTGATAGCACGACTCCATCCACCAGGGAGAGCAGCAGTGTTCGGAGACACGTTGATAAATAAAGTTCATCAGGCCAGTTGCTTACCTTCGACATTGCGGGCGAGACGGTCGGAAGTGCGCTTATTCAGCCACATCAGCGACTCCTCCAGTTTCGTGATCACGATGGTATTTTCACGGCAAGGGAACTTCCTTTGCAGATAATTCAGACGGTCAATTAAGACCGCCAAAACCTCCTCATTGGTAGTACCATCATTGACCGTGAAGAACTCAGTGGCACCCACAGCGATCGGAGCCTTCTCGATGAACTGGAGAGTTTGAGGATCGGATCCTTCAAACTGGGCGAGCTTGTATTTGTGACCTTCGGTTATTACATTCATAATAGTTGATTTGGTTGGGTTTTGACTAACGACTTACTTGGGTTGATTGATATAACGGAGAATTGGAAAGTGAGCAGTGGGAGCGTCCACATCGACTGCATAGAAGCCCACATCCGGAAAAGGAGTTTCAGGCCACCCTCGGGTGCGGACAGCGCCGCGTTGGGCGAAATACTGAGTAGCGAAATAACGAAACTGCTCGAATGCAGCCGACACAATCGCCATCTCAAGGAGATCTTGTCGCCGCTGACACTCCTCCGTCACCACGACACGCATATATTGAGGATCATCATGCGAGCCACACTCATAGACGGGGACAGGCAGATCCTTCCGACGAGAACCACAGAGAGGACAGAATTGAGGGTAATTGTCACTCATGCCATCGCTTCCCGATCTTTCAAATAGCGCTTCCAGTGCTTCTGAGCCCGCAGCCATTCCCCGAAGGACATTCCGGAATCTTCACTGAGGAACTCACGATACCGGAGCGCAGAGCGTGAGAGCTTAGGAGCAGGCGGAGAGCCATCAGCCATGGCCTTTTTTCCGTCATAAGTGACAATAAAACAGTGATCTGCTTCAGGGATGACAGCAACCCCCTGCTCGACCATCAAACCCATTTCCACAAGCTCCTTGCATAACAGGAAGTCCTCACATCTGCCTCCCGTGACAAAGTGATTGCGGTATTGCGGTCCACGGCCGTACTGATCGACTCCAAGACTGTGTTGGAGAATATGGAGATGAGAGGACTTCATCGGGAACCTCCAGCAAGCTCATAGCCATACGCAGCGAACTCTCCGATGTCGTTTGCTGTTCCTAGGCAGCCGATATTATCCGACTCCACCAACTCCTTTGCCCATTTGCGGATAAAGTCACAGCGCTCTTCTTCAGTGATCGCCAGGAACGGGCCATAGCCGCACCCGGAGTTAGGCCACGCCTTGACATACTCCCATAGCGCAGCCCTCCACGAGTCAGGAAGCCAGCTCATCTCGCATCCAGCCGGAATTATCACGAGCGGCCGCGTCTCGATCTTAACCTTGCTGGCATCCTCGTGCGGCACCATGCAGGAAATCGTTCCGTTAATCTCACTGCGCCACATTTTCCCAGGCATGCAGATTGAAGGGAGTCCCCATTCACGCACACCGATCCGATCGATTAAGCGCTCGTCAATTTTAACGGCTTCCCCGCTCATCCCTCACCTCCCGCTAGACGGTTGAGTTCGTCGCAAGTGATTTCTACTCCATGACTGTCCTCGTGGAACTCGGAAAAAAACTCCCCGTTTTTGTAGATGTCGCCGAACTTCACCTCGTAAATATCCCTCGGCTTCCCTTGATGACCCACACTCACATCCGGCTGATCCATAATGTGATGGGCGACAGCCTGACGAGCCGCCATGAGCAGGATAGAAGCATTGGTCAGATGGCCAGACGCTCCCATATGCTCGACGAGTTCATGCGCTTCCGAGATAGCCTTCTCTTCCTTAGTCCACTGAAGGACATTGTTACGGATGTTTGTATTGTATTGTTGCATTTTATTTTGTTGTTAGGTGCTTGTATTGAGTGGAGGGTTGAAATCTTGTAGCGGCATCCAATGGGTTTTAAGTGGCATAGAATTATTGAATTAAAACCAGAGAGAATCATTCAGGTTCTTCCTATCTCTGGCCAGTTCAGCCAGAGCATCCTCTTGGGTAGCGCCTTGACCACGGCATTCTCCCTGCACCTCAGAGCCGAAGATCGATCCAATAGGAGCCGTAGCCTCCCAGGTGCCATCTGGAAGCTGCTTTAAGGTCGCATCTCCCATTGTCATCCCGATTTCGGAATCAGTGTGAATACATGAGGTATCAGTTTGGAGTTGAGCTATTTCTGTAGCCACTATCGCATTAATCAAGAAGCTGTTGTCTGATGCTGAATCCGCCGCAACCTCAACGATTCGACAATGGCACTTAGGATGAAAAACGGAAATATACTCTCCGCCATGAGATGGTTTATATTTACCACAGTAGTTACACTTTATCATTTTAGCGGATTGTTAGTTATTAAGCAGAAAATGGAGTAAGCCGACTCGTGGCAGGCGTAGGATTTCCCGGAGGGCAGACTTGCTCAATTAAGATGTTTTTAGGAGTTGGAGTTGGCTTCGGTGTGGGAGTCGGAACGGGCGTAGGAATAGGAGTTGGGATTTTTACCGAGTGGCTTTGCTTCGGCGTAGCGGTCGGTTTTACCTTTGGCGAAGGCGCGGCTAGGAGGAGGATGGTAAGAAGGAGGGTCATTTCCATTCCTCCCTCCAGAGCCCGAGGGTTTTCAAGAAAGCCTCGCAGCGTTGAGGGGCTGTTGCTGTGATGAAATAAAAGGCCTTTTTATTTCCTCCATCCCACTCAGTTTTCCCAACATGATTTTCCAGAATTTCCCTCAAGGCTGTTGAATAAAGAAATGGGTTCTTTGATTCAAACTCGCAGCATGCGTGTAGGTTTTCCCAATATCCTGGGTAATACTCTGCATCATAAAGCAGAGTTGAGTCGGGTTTGTTTGGTGGAAATCCTTGGAATCTACTTCTTGATGGTCGCCACCCGCACGCCTCGGCAATGGCGCGGTTGATCTCTTGAATGGATTCCGCGTTCATTCCTGCACCTCCTTTTCAACCTTCAGGACAGCCATGGATTGAAGAGGGGCAACGATCAGGCGAGCAGCCTTCGCCTCTCCCAGAATCCACTCGCCCCATTCCTGAGTCTGCAGGACATAGACATCCCCGTCAGCGGAGTGTGTGCGATCCATCCGGATTGTCTCGATCGCGCCAATCAGATCAAGGACGGACTTGACCGCTTTATCTCGGCTACCTTCAAGTTCCTTCACCTTCTCCCCCTCACTAGCGAGCGCCTTCCCAGTCAGTGATAACTCATCAGAAGTGATTGTCAGGATCTGGCGTACATCAGCCTCACTGCGCTCGACCTCCCTTACCTTCCGTTGCTCATCCGCCAACCGCAGAAACAACAAATTTATCTTACTCCCGATACTGAGAGGGAAGCCATCCATGGGCTCCACATCCTTCAGAAGCTCGGCAATATGATTGAGGCGATCTGACTGAGACTTGATAACCCTGGAATGCTGATCCAGTTGCAGTAAAAGCTCTTGCACACCATCGTTATGGGCATCGACGATCTGTTGTACCTTCTCCGGATCCAACCCATGTACAGACAGGACTACCGTGGGACCATCGGGGCGATCATGCCGCGCATCATCATTTGAGGGGCGTGGAGGGGTATTAATGATGAAAAGTGCATCATTCTGTGATCCGACATACCATTGCTTATTTGGCTCGCTCATAGTAATGTTATTAGTCAGTGAGTGAGGTATTTCCAAAAAGCGATAGTCTTGATCACCTCACATGCGGCAACGAGAGCGATGATTAAGACGGCAAAACAGACCCAGAGAATCGAAGCAGCCTTTGAATTGAGAATTTTGAGCAGCAGTAGTTTCATAATGATATTATTAGATTGCTTCTTTACTCCTCCCAGTACGCGAGCGGCGACCGCCACTCCGGATAATTCTCGTCCAGCCATGCCGTCAGCTCCCGGCGCGCCTGTTCGCACTTCTCGACGCGCCGAAGCCCTTCCGCATGATCATCCCAGTCCGGTGCCAGCAGCCCGGTAATTTTCTTCTCCACCTTGCCACTGACATCGACGACAGAGACCACTCTTTCCTGATTTCCATAGTTATCCCTAACGCTGAATCGGGTTTCAAGATGAGCGGCAGATCGGCAATCGTAGAAGGCCGCTTTATAGAAGATACCTCCCCGCTTGCGACCCTGATCATCCACAATATCAGTCCACATCGAGTGCTCAGTCGGCTTTTTCCTCCATCCCTTCGGAAACTTAGCCTCAATAAAGATACCTTCAGATTCTCCAAAGACGAACCCGAGAGCCTCAAATTGCGTTCGGTGCTCCCCCATATCCACAGGCAGAGTTTCCTTGAAAGACTGCTCAATTTGCCCGCTTCGCTCCTGGGTCTCGATACCTCCCGGCGTGGAGGCTACCATGAAGTTTCCGAAATCGCCGATGGCGGCGGCTACGAGTGCCGCTGGTGTTATTGATTTCATAATGATAG